CGTGCGAAACAAGACTGGGCGTGTCGAACGCGGTCGTGTATTTCACCCACCGTTCCACGTTGTCGGGCAGCACGCCAGATGCCGCAGCGGTAGATCGCTGCTCCAACTTGTCCAGCCGCCCGCCCGTGCGCGAGATGAACGTCCGCAGCGCGTCGGGGGTGAGGGAGATGATTGGCATTACTGGCCCTCCGTGCTGCTCTGCGGGAGATTGTTGTTGAACAGGTTGAACACATTGGTGATGCCCGGCATGTTCTGGAGTGGGATCAAGGCCCGCAACGCTCGCAAATCCTGTTTGCTGAAGTCGTACCCGCTGTCGAGTGCAGACCGGATCATACGGAACGGCAAGCCCTTGGCCTCCATGTAGAGTGCAAATGTTGGGTTACCGAGGATCGGGTCAGACTCCAGCCCGCTGAACCGCATGGGCATAATCGTTGGCAGCCCAGAAGGCGCAGCAGCCGAGTCGTAGAGCGATGGGATGAGGGAGGTAAACGCCGCGCGGGAGACGATCGCCCGGACGATGTTCTCGGTGCTGAGGCGGTCGGCAAGGTATTCCTCTCGGTCATCGCGCCCGATGCTGTTGAGGTAGACATTCGCCATGTACCCGCCAAGGCCCGCCACGATCATGGCAAACCACGACGAGAACGCCTCCATGTCCCGACCACCACTGGAGCGGAGAACGGCCAGATTCGATAGAAACTGCTTCTCCCACGCACCCACGGCGAACGTCCGAAACTGGATCGCGGTCTTGCCCGCCGTTGTGTTCATCCAGTAGGGGTTGAGGCCAATATCGCCCTCGTGAATGATCTGCCGAGACTTGCGGCTGATCGCCTGCACAAAGTCCGCGCGGGCCTGGAGGTTCGTCCAGTTTTCGATCCCAAGTTTGCGCTCTGCGGCGTTCCCGTGGGCGCGGAGTTCCTTGGCAATCTCATCCCACTGCGCACGGTCGAGGTTGTAGTCCGACAGCCGGGCGTTGCTCGGACGATCGCCGCTCTCGGCAATCCGCTGAAACTTGTCGATCAACGCCGACCCGGCAAACAACGTCGAGAAGTCGGTGAGCGGCGCAATGCCGGTCATGTCCGAAAAGACGTTGCGGACGTTGCCCGCGTAGCGGTCGTACTTCGCACCCATCCGGGTGCCCGTTGGAAGCGACGCGGACTCCCTGCTCCCCTGCTCAACCATGACGGCGCGAGTGATCCGGTTATCGCCAAGCCCGGCCATTTCCTGTAGCAGTGAAATGTATTCGTCGCTGACACGCTCGCCGCGACGGATCGCTTGAAGCATCTCGCCCATTGCGGGAATCTGCGCAATAGTTGCGCGAAAGCCAGCACGGGCCGGGATCACGGCGGTTTCCATCAACGCCGCCATGCCGAACCCGCCCCCACGGACGAGGAAGTTTAGGTCGCGGATGCGGCGCAGGCCCGACACCCAGTCTGAGTTTGGGTCTTCAATCGGGATGCCCTTGATCGACTTGATGGCAAAGTCCAGCCGCGTCAGTTGGTTCCTGATGCGCTGGTCGCCCGCGTTCGTCTTGCGCATTTCCTCCTTGGCACGCTTCAGCAGCCCGTCCGCGCTGTTGATCTTCTGGCCCGTTGGGTCCAGTTCCCGGTAGACCGCCTGCATTGCGGCCTCGCCAAAGATCGAGCGGGCGTAATGCTCGGACAACTTCTCGGCGTTGTTCTCCAGCAGGTCGCTGAGTTTGATCGTGCCCGTGTCGGCACTCTCATCAAGGAACACCCGACGCTTGCCACGGCTGATCGTGCGGGACTCGGCAGAGTTGGCGTTAGCCTGCCCAACCACCTTGCCAACAACTGCGTCGATGTCCGCTTGGGCAATGCCACGATCCTTCAGGATCGCCGCCAAAGTTTCGCCGTTGAACGTGCCCCGGTCGTGGCTCAGAACCGAGGATTTGAGGTCCATGATATCTTCGAGTATCCCGTCGGCCACCCGACGCGCAACTCCCGGCGCAAGCCCGGCCTGCATGTTGCTGATGCCCAACTCGAATACGTCAAGAACCTTGTCGCGCCCGTGCTTGGCGATCGCCTCATGGATCAACGCCCGGTCGTAGATGCGGGGTGCGTAGTCCTTCAGCGCGGCACCACGCTCGAATCCGGGGATCAGGTTGTCCGCAGCGTAGTTGTAGAACTCGTCCCAATGCTGCCGCTGCAACTTGGCTGCCGAGGCAACAATCTTGTCGTTGGTCTTGCCGGGGTTGCGGACTTCTTGCGTGATCGCCTTCTGGAACTCGTCGTGGGCCTTGACCCGAAGATCGTTACTGAGCCAGGCAGAATCCCCGCGAGCCTTCGACCACAACTCGAACAACGGCTCGATGTCGCGTGAACGCTGGGTTAGTGCCGACCTTGTTCTGCGGATCACGCCCGCGCTGGCAGGCTCGGACCCCTGCGACGATCCATCCTTCTTGATAACCGCGTCCTCGACAAGCATGTTGCCCACGCGGCGAATCCACGCCGATGCGTCTGAGCCGAACCGTGCGGCGATGCCGATGCGGGCCGGAGTGAACGATGCCTTCTGGTCCGATGCTCCGGCAAAGTCGAAGTCGAACGCATTTTCCGGGAGTTCGGTCTGCTGGAGCGTGCGAACCGCACCCGCCCGCGTCTCGGTTACATTCTCCAGCACGTCGCGGAAGTAGAGGTCAATGTCTTTGCCCTTCGCGCGGGACCACGCCGATGCGTTGGCCTCGATGATCGGGATGATCTGGTCCGCCTGCTTGCCAAGAATCTGCCGGAGTTGCCCGCTCACGCGTTCGTAGTTGGTGCCACGACCGCCAACAAGATCGCCTTCGGGCTTCCCGTCCAGCAGCCGGTCAAAGACCGATACCTCGGTGCCCGTCAGTTCGGTTCGGAGCGGTGAACCCTTGACCCGTGCGTAGACACTCCTGATCCAACCCGAGAGGGTGTCAAACACCTTCTGGAGCGTGGAGTTAGGTGCCTTCCCATCGGCAACGTACTTCTCGAACGCGCGGGCAAAGCGTTCCTCGCCCTGCACAGACCACCGATCGCCGACCTCGCCGTAGAGAGCGTTGAGTTCGTCGGCAAGGTTCGCGTCAATATCCCTCAGCGTGCCACGGAAAACGTGCCCGCTCTCGTGGATCGCGGTCGATATATCCTTGCTTTTCAGTAGGGCAACCGTCGCCCGGCCCACTTCGTCGAAACTCGTCTCGCCTTTGAGCCGCAAGGCCGGACCTTGCTGGTACGCCAGTTCGCTCAGGGGCACGGTGCTTGTCGCGTCCCCGACCTTGACCGTTGCTATGCCGTTGTCGATGGAGTCAATAGTGCCGATTGTTCCGTCCGATAACCGAACGTCTGCACCTGCAACCGGGCTTGGAGTTTGCTCGGTGAAGAACGGGCGAACGGAGTCCAGAGTTACCGTGTGGCGAGTGCCGGTGGAATCAACGGCCTCCAGCGTAATCTCGCGGCTGGTTTTGACCCCGTTTATCTCTACAAAGCCAGCACCGTTGACCTTGGTTATTTCAACCGTGCTTCCATCCTCTAGCGTGATCTTGCGGTCCTTTAGCCAGCCCATGTCCCTCAACGCTTCAATCTCGTTGCCTGGGTTGGCATCCGCAAGCCGGTTGATGGATGCGCGGATATCGGCTATCCGAAGTTCCTCGACCGTCGCATCGGGCCTGTGCCCCGGCACCTGATCGAAGAAGAACTCGCCCTTGGGGAGCGTAACCAGACCTTCCTCAGCCACCATCCGGCGAATGGTTGATGCGGCCATGAGCGTTGTGCCGCTCTCTGATAGGCCCTGGAACGATCCGAACGTCGCGCCGATAGCCGTGTCAAGGATCGCGTCTTGTAGCGAATAGTCTCGGCCAGCCAGTGATGCCAGCCCCAGCCCGGTGGCGACGTTGACCCCCGCGCCCGTGCCCGCACCGATAACCCCGCTCTTTGCCAGCAGGCTCAGGCGGGTAGCCCGGCTGACGATCTGCCCGGTTTCTGCCGCGAGGCCAACCTTGGTCAACCCACGGGCCAGCAACGCACCCCTGGCAACGTCCTCGACCGCGCCACCGGCAAACCCGGCAAGGGCGTTGATCGGGTCGGCTTGGCTGACGACGAATCCCACGGCAATAGAGCCGACGGTACCGAAGTTGGATTGCAACCGCCGCGATGCCTCGGCATCCTGACGCTCGCGCTCAACCAGCACCCGAAGATGGGAGAGGCTTGTGGCCTCGCTGAACTTCGAGAACGATTCGGGTGGCAACAACTCGCCGGAACGGTCAACCGCCTCCCGGCGAAGAATGTCCTCGGTCAGCCGGAAGTACGGATCGTACCCAACCGCCGCCAGCGTGTTGTTCATCACAATCCGCTGGAGAACGTGCCGACCTTCGATCATCGCGCGTGGGACGTTGGCGAGCCGGTCAGATAGGCCGCTGTCGGCACTTGGGGTAAGCGTGCCATCCCGGCCAATGTCCATCGGCCCGCCCTGGATGATGTCGCCTTGGCGCGTTGGGATGTTGAAAATCTCGTTCTTGACGTAGTTGAGGTCAAGCCCCGTGTCTACCCCAAAGTCGGCAAACATCTGGGCCGTCGCCCCGGCGTACCGATCAAGATAGTCGAGCGCGCCGCCAAAGGCCCCGAGGTCAGACCTGAAACCGAAGTTGAAGTACGACTGGTTCCGCTGCGCGGCAAGTTCCGCAATGTCCCGCTGGATTGCCGCGTCCCTTGCCGGGTCCGGGGGCTGCGGGTCAAACTGAAATCGGAAGTCGGCGTTGGTTCTGCTCATTGGATGTAGCCAAACTCCCGTAGGTCGCTATCGGTCCAGCCCTGTAAACGAAGCGATGCAATCTTGCGTTCTTTCTCTAGTGCCGAGAGAGTAGCAGCGTCCTGTGCTTCCTTGGCAATCGCCGCCCTCGTCTGAATGTCAAACAGGTTCTTTGGTCCGTTCTTCCGCTCCAGCGCGGCCTTGAACGCCTCGGCGTATTTTCCGTCCTGAATGTCCTGCCACGCGGCGTTCAACGCCTGCGCCTTGAACGTGGCAGTCATTGGCACAGATGTTCCGTCGATCCTGTAAACGCCGTACTCCCCGTCGCCCGTCTCAATCAGCCGGAAGTCCTTTGCCGTCGTGCCTTGCAGCGCAGGCGTAACCGCCTTGATCGTCGAGTCTGTATACAGAATGCTGGCAACATTGGTCATCCGGGCGGCGTTGAGCGCGCCGGTGGCAAACCTGGAAAAGAATCCGGGTTTCGCGCCGGGGTATGCAGACTTGCCGTTTTCCTCGGCATACTGAGTGAGAATAACGTCTTTGAGAACGTCGAAGTTTTCCACAACGCCGGGCGAGAGCGGTGCCTTGCGGTACAAGTCCTTGCCGCTCACGACGTAGCCCTCGGCGATGATCTTGCTGGCACGCTCGGAAATCTGGTCGTTTGTTAGGCCAACCGTATTGAGCGCGTTGAGCGTGCGGGCAAGGCTCTGAACTGCCGGGCCTGGACGCTCGGTGTATGCGATGCCGGTCTGTGATTGGATCACACTAAACGCACTAAACGGATTTTTCTCCTTTGGACCGTTGACTTTCACGTTGTTTCGAGAGTTGCGGATATCACTGATTGCGTTCTTGATCCCGTACCTTGGATCGTTGTTTACAATCTCGGCAATCGCTACCAGCGCGTCGTGGTCTGCACTATCGGCAACGTGGTTGCCAGCCCATCCGGGCTTGGCTCGGTAAAAGTCCGCAAACCTCTGAACAAAGGCAACATCGGCTGTCGTAACATCGCCCGCGTCAAGGCGTGCGGCAAACCCCGTCGATGTACGCTGAAGGTCCGGGTCTTTGAGATTGTTGTCGTTCATCACCTTTGTATACTTTGGGATGTCGAACGAACCGTCCGCGCCTGCGGACATCTCGCGGATTTTCGCAATCGCAAACGACTTCTTCTGCTCCTCGGGGATCGGCATGGTCTTTCCGCTGGGGAGAACAACCGTGCTGCCAGTAAGCACCACCGGGCCGTTGGTGGCCGAGTTGATTATTCCAAAAGCCACCTCATCGGATGCGGACTGCATAAACGAACTTGCGGCGGTAGAGTCGGCGATCGCCTCAATCTGACGATCAAACTGCTGGTAGAGCGGCGCGGCGGTGCCGTTTGTGATCTGCCCAGTCCTCACCGCATCGTCAACCATTGACCGTAGGGAGTCGGGGTTTGTCCCGTTGTTGAACTCGCCCCAGTAGCGGTTTAGGAACTCCTGCGATTGCTTGTTCTTCTGTGCCTCGATAGCAGCGTCGGCCTGCTTCAGCCGCGTCTCGGCGTATACCGGGCTGACGTTCTCAATGCTGCTCAGCAGGCTTTGCAGCCGTTCCTTTTCCCCCTTGATTGCCAGCGCGTCGGCTGCAATGTATTGAGACTTTCGGAAATCCTCTGGACGGAGGAACATATTTCCGGCCTTTACCGCCACGTCCGCAACTGGAACGCCAGCAACAATGTCGGTTGCCATTGCACTAACAGCCGCGTCGGTGGCTTCGGCCTTGCCCTTCTCGCGCACGTTTACAGCAAGGCCAGCAATCGGCGCGGATATCAACTTGACGATCTGATCGTGGTACGCCTTGCTCTGGCCCTGCGACCAAGTGCGGGCAATCCTCTCAATATCCTTGTTCGGGTCAGATGCGTTGACGGTAACGGCACCGTCCTTGATCTGGTCGCCAAGTGATGCAAGGTTCTGGCTGACGTAGAGGCTTGCGGCAGACTCATCCGCCGCGTCGATAGCACGCTGCGCACGCTCTGCCTCCCGTGCCGCCTTCTCCTGCTGCTGCAACGCCTTCGCGTCTTGGAACTCCTGCTCCTGCCTAGCCCGAAGATTCT